ATAAAGTAAACATAGAATTTTTAAGAAAACAAATGGATAAAGTTTTAGAGGACATTGAGAAATTAAAAGATGCCAACAGAGATATGAAATATAATGGAAATGGAGGCACACATTGACAGAGGTTGTAATAGCCCTACTGATGTTCGTAAACGGAGAAATTAAGGAACACCTTATTCAACCGTCAATGGCCCAATGCTTACGCGGTAAGCGTACGGCAGAGAGACAATACAGCGAATCTATATCCTACAAATGCTATAAGGGTAAGGCAGAAACAGAGATATACCAAGGCAGAAAAAACATTAGAGCATTAATACTTGAATAATTTTATGTTATATTCACAACATGGCTTATTTAAATGCAAACATTCCACCAATATATTGTAAAATTAGAAAGGAATATCTTTATGACCTTACCGGACATGATGGAGAAAGTGAAGATTGCGTTATCTTCGGCATTGCGTCTATTCCAGGTCGTGCTATCTTATTTCACTGCATGTTACCAAATGGTGCCGTCTTTTATAGATTGCCTATCAGTGCGTTTTTCCAAAAATCGTATGACAGAACCAAAGTGCCAGATATGCAGGTCCACCAGTTGGAATTGTGGAACTGTTTTAGTTATTGGCCTAGTGTTCATAAATTTGATTGGTTGGCTGGTTTAAATGGAAAATTCTTGGGATTGGATAAAAAATTTTATTATGGACAATATTTATTCACGATTGATTGGGCTCATCCAGACACTAACATCTTGGATGTTGAACATTCTGAAATTCCTCAAGAACATAAGTGTGCACATATATTGGCTCTTGCTAACGGGAATTATGCAGCTCAGCCTAATAATCGTATTTTGTGGCATGTTAATAACTATACTACTGATAACAGTTGGCCAGACTATAAAGTCCAAACTACGTATTGGGACGCAGAAAACTCAGACATGGTAACGGAGGATACAAATAATATGTTTTATCAAATGGAAAGAAAAAAAGATTCAAAAAGAACTTATAAAAACCATAAAGAATGGGCAGAAGATATGTCCTATGAAGGAGATAAAAAATGAACTTAAGTCGTAATTTTACACTACAAGAACTAATAAAATCAGATACAGCAATTCGTAAAGGAATTGATAACAATCCTAACGCAGATCAAATAGAAAAATTAAAAGCGTTATGTGAAAATATACTTCAACCAGTGCGTGATCACTTCGGTAGAGTTAAAGTGACCTCATGCTATCGGAGCCCAGAGCTATGCACAGCAATTGGCAGCTCCGTTAATAGTCAACATGCAAAAGCTGAGGCTGCTGATTTCGAAGTAATGGGTGTAGATAATGCTGAACTAGCTGATTGGATTCATAGAGAATTACAATATGATCAATTAATTGTTGAATATTATACTCCAGGAGAACCAAACTCCGGGTGGATACATTGTAGCTATATACCTGAAGGTAGACGTGCCTCTTTTTTACATGCATTTAAAAGTGAAGGAAAAACCAAATATAAACCAATATTAGGAAAAGCAGTAGATTTAGTGTAAATATTTGATAATAATATTTCAAATGTTAATTACTCCTTTTGTTGATTGGATTATCAAAATAAATATAGAAGAAATTGATAATAAAAAAGTTATAAATTCTCTTAAAAAATTAGAATATAATAATGTTTATGAGAATAATCGACCAGGTTCTCAAATATCTACATCCTATAACATATTAGATATTATTGATAATGGTGCTTTTATAAAAAAAATTTTATTACAAAAAATAAACAACGCACTTGAAAAACATTCATTTGAAACTAAAGTAAAATTAGGAATAGTTTGGAGTTCTAAAACACCTTTTGAATCGTTTTCTGATTATCATTGGCACACTAATCATTGGTTAAGTGCAGTATATTATCCACAAGGAACCACAGAACATCCTAATTATCTTGGTTTTAGAAAAAGAAAATTAGATAATTGGTATACTTCGGCTACAGAAAAAAATTTAAAACCTTGGACTCAAGAAAAATATGTTTTAACTACTGTAGCTGGTGATTTAGTTATTTTTCCTGCTTGCTATGAACATAGAGTTGAGATAAATAATTCTTTTAAAAACAGATTCTCAATTGCAATGGTATGTATGCCCGTTGGAAAAATAGGAGTGGGAGATGGACAAAATTATTTATAATGATTAAAGCTTTTGAAGTATCCTGTCCAATATTAAAAGATGTTTTTCCTGAACATAAAACATTAAAAAATTCTTTATATGATAAAATAAAAAATACTAAAGATATAGGGTGGTTTAATCATAAAGATGGTTATAATGATAGAATACACCGAACTGATTGGCCTATAGCTGATAATTTTAAAAGAGAATGGGTAAAAGAATTAATACAACCTTTATATAATCAATTAAATAAATTTGCTTTAACTTTAGGTTATACAAACGTTATAATTAATAAAGTGTGGTATCAAACTTATAAAAATAACCATATTCATAATTGGCATACGCATCACTCTAATTTTACAGGGGTGTATTATCTTAAAATGCCTACTATTAACACAAGTACATATACACAATTTTTATATCCATCTTCTTTAGAAAATGCTTTTTCAATAGAAGTACAAGAAGGGGATATGGTTTTTTTCCCCGCACATTTTATTCATCGTTCGCCAGCTTTACAGAGTAAAGAAGATGAGGAGAAAGTTATAATATCTTGGAACTTAGATTTTAATAGAGTAGCTACAAAGTATACTAAAGATAAAACTTCAAAAGTTATATTAAGTTAAATGAAAATAAATATTTTTTCTATTCCTATTTATGCAACTACTATTGACGTAAATGAGATAAGAATAAATCATGTAGATTTTGTCAAAACGTGGTTATCTGAGACTGAAAGTTCTCATAATTTTAATAATGAGGTATGTCCTGATTCAACAAAGTATTTATTAAAAAATGTTTCTGATCTTATTTCAGAAGATATTGGAAAACCCCACCGGCTTCACTTAAAAAATATTTGGGAAAACCATTATAAAGAAAATGATTATCAAGATAGACATACTCATCCTATGTCTCATTTTTCATTTGTTATTTATAAAAAAATATTAGAATCCCATACTTTGTTTTTTCATCCTGCTGATAAATTATTACAATCTTATTATGAAAATATGGAATTGCCTATTTTTATGGAAAATTTTAAACCAGATTTAAAACAAGGCCAATTGTTAGTCTTCCCTAGTTTCTTAGAACATATGGTATTGAAGCATGACCATTCCGAAACTATTTCTGGTAATATACTTATAGAATTACTTGAAAAAAAAATTTAACCCATTCTTAAAACTATTGCGCTCTAGATTATGGGCTCCGAAAGTGGTACAATCCAAGAAAGTGTATAACCGTAAAAAAGAGAAGAAAAACACTTTAAAAGAAGCTGTTAAAAAGGAGGACTAATGGCAAAACAAGGACCCTGTTGGGATGGATACGTTCAAGTAGGAATGAAGAAGAAAGGCAAAAAAAAGGTACCAAACTGCGTACCTGCTGGTAAAAAGGTTATGAAAGCAGCAATGGGTAGAGCAGCCTTCAGTGAGACTACATCGCAAGCTCCAAGTACACCAAAATTAGAAAAATATAATGGTAGTTATATGCATTCTGAGATAGACGGCAGAAAAGTAAGTAATGATAGTTTAGTAAAATATTATGGACCTTTATTGAAAGGATTTAAAAATGACTGATAAAAAAAAAGGATTACAAAAAATAGGATTACAAATACCAAAAATAGTTTTAAGAGCTGCAGGTAATGATCCAAAAAGATTAAAAAAAATTAGAGATTTATTTGGTAAGAAAAAACAACTTAAATTTCCTGGTATGAAAAAAGGCGGTATAACCGATTATTATAAGGATATTTTATAATGGCTACTTCAGGAACTACAGCTTTTAATTTAGCAATAGATGATGTAATCCAAGAGGGTTACCAAAGATGCGGTGTAAGAACTAATTCTGGTTATGATTTAAAATCAGCTAGAACTAGTTTAAACTTATTATTTTCAGAATGGGGAAATAGAGGAATACATCTTTGGAAAGTTGAATTAGATGAAAGCGCATTAGTATCAGGACAAGCCAACTACACAGTTGCAAGTGATGTTAGTGATGTTCTTGAGGCTTTTATTTCTACTTCAGCAGCATCAGCTAATTCTACAGAAACAGAAGATGTTGCATTAACAAAAATTGATCGTTCGACTTATGCAGCAATCCCTAATAAATATTCAAGTGGAACACCTTCTCAATACTATGTATCTAGACAAACAACTCCAATTATATATTTATATCAAACACCTAATCTTAATAATTACACATATTTAAAATATTATGTAATTAAAAGAATTGAAGATGCAGGAAATTATACAAATGATCCGGATGTAGTGTATAGATTTTTACCATGTATGTGTGCAGGACTAGCATACTATTTAGCTATGAAAATAAATCCACAATTAGTCCAACAAAATAAATTAATTTACGAGGATGAATTAAAAAGAGCGTTAAATGAAGATGGTCAAAGAACGTCTACTTATATAACACCTCAAAACTTTTATGTACAAGGTGGTTAGGATATAATTATGGGAGTATTTGCAACAGGAAAAAGAGCATTAGCAATATCTGATAGATCAGGAATGGCCTTTCCATATGAAGAAATGGTTAAAGAATGGAATGGTTCATTAGTCCATTATTCTGAGTTTGAACCAAAACAACCACAGATAAGAAGAAGACGAAACCAAGCAGATGCGATTGCGTTACAAAATCCAAGAGTTCAAAGTTATCAACAACCACAACTAATGTCTTCAATAAACCCAACATTTGCGCCTAATGATTCTTCTGTTGTAGCTTCTGGTGGAATAACTGTTGGAATTGCAAATTTAGACTTACCTGGTGATTTTGCATTTAGAACACAAGAATTTAAAATTACAAGAGATGGAGTTACTGAAACACTTTATAGTATGATTCCAGAAGATCCTTCATTACAAAATAGAAGAAGAGAACTTATTTCAACAATAGGAAAAACAACAGTGAGTATAACATAATGGCAATAACACATTCAAATTTTTTAACACAAGTAAGAAACTACACAGAAGTAGGTAGCACTGTTTTAACAGATGCAATCATAGGTGATTTTATTACTGCTGTTGAATTAGACGTAGCAGGCAAAGTTGATTATGATGATTTAAGAAAATATTCTACATCAACATTTTCAGCTTCAAAAAGATACGTTATTTTACCTGCTGATTGTATCCTTGTAAGATCGGTGGAACATATAAATTCATCGGGACATAGAAATTTTTTAGAGAAAAGAGACACAAGTTTTATATCAGAGTATAATCATACAAATGCTACTGGAAATCCTAAATACTGGGCTAATTGGGAAGATAATGTGGTTCAAGGACCAGTTATTCTTGTGGCTCCTATGCCTTCAAGTGCGGATACAGTACAATTAAATTACATAAAAAGCTTGACATATATTGCATTTTATTCTTATATTATAATAGAAATTAAAAGGAGTTTTTATGAGTTTAAGTGTTGAATATAATGGTACTACAATTGAGTTTGATGAGTCTGATGTTATTGAAACAATAGAAGA